GTATCTTACAATCGGTGGCGGTTACGATGTAATTGCACCGCAGATACAAGCTTACACCTCGCCTATTTATTTAGGCCGAGGCAATAATAGACGCAAAGTTAATAACTTGGATTTGCCGTATAATTTTAACGATTATTATGAAAGTACGAAGCTATAAGCGGGAGTTTTTAGACAAAGTAAAACAAAAATTTAATGACCTACAACCAAGTAATAAAGACCATAAAGACGATACTAGATACGCACGCGATGATAAAAAGCGTAAAGAGTGCGACGCCGCGCGAGTGGTTATTCGCGGATAGCCAGCCGGTTTTTCCGGTTGCTTGCTATGCGGTTAATTCGGGTAGCTTGAATGTAGGGCGTGAACAAAAATATAATTTAACCCTTTGGTTTTTAGATAAGTCCGGAATGGAGCGAGAATTTGAGGACGATGTAACTAGCGATCAGTTGCAGATATGCGCGGACATTATTAGCAAGCTAAGAAACGGCGCTAACAATTGGGTAATTGATGACAATATAACATATAATTTAATAAGCGATAAGTTTGAAGACTATTTGGCCGGTGTTGAACTTAGTTTTGACATGACCACGTTTTCGGATTTTGATGCTTGTGACATACCATTAAACCCATAAAAAAATGAGTTGCAGTAATAGCACTAGCGCGGATTTAAGACCAGCGCAATATAATGTAAAGATATGGCGCAATGATACTTGGAGCCAAGTATTTGCAATACTTGCAGACACTACACCGGTAGACTTAAGCGGCTCTACTATTTTAATACAAGTAAGACCGGCACCGGCAAGCGCAAGCGTTGTTTTAACATTAAGCACCGCCAATAGTAGCATAAGCATAGGCGGTGTAAGTAGTAACCAAATAACCTTAAATAAAATAGTAGACGTAGCGGCTGGATCATACGTCTACGATATGAATGTAACCTTCCCAAGTGGCGAGGTCAAGACATATATTTGGGGTAACTTTATTGTTCAAGAAGACATAAGCAAAGTATAATGGAAATAATAAACGTAAGCGACGAAATAATAGAAGTAAACGTAACCGAAGAGGTTGTAAATATAGTAACCCAAACGGGTGCTTATCCGTTGCCTAGTAACGTTTTTAGTGTATTTGGTAGAGTTGGTAACGTAGTAGGTCAAGCCGGCGATTATACTACAAGCATAGTAGCTGAAGGCACAAACCTTTATTATACTAACGCAAGAAGTAGGGCCGCGATAAGCGAAACAATTACCGGCATTAACTATGATAGTGCAAGCGGTATATTTAGTATGGCGAGCGGTTATGTTATACCTACTCAAGTGATGCTTGATGCAAAGCAAGACGATTTAAACGGCACCGGAATAGTTAAGTCTATCGGTGGCACGATTTCATACTTAACGGATAACACCGCGAATTGGGATGCTGCATATAATGATAAAATCAATAGCGCAGCGGTTACGGGTACAACAACTAAAGTTTTAACTTTAAACCAGCAAGACGGCGGCACAATTACCGCTAGCTGGACTGACGATAACACCGACGCAGTAACTAGCGTATTCGGTAGAACGGGTGCGGTAATTTCGGCAAATGGTGATTATACTACAAGCCAAGTAACCGAAGGCACAAATTTATATTTTACAAATGATAGAGTGCATAGTGCTATAAGTGGCACGGCTCCGATTAGTGAGGTAAGCGGTGTTATAAGTATTGCTCAAAGCAATACAACAACGGACGGGTATTTAAGCGCTACCGATTATACTACGTTTAATAACAAAGAGAATTTTTTAGCAAGCGGTACAACGGCGCAATATTATAGAGGTGACAAGACCTTTCAAACTTTAGACACTTTAGCAGTACCGGAGAATACAAACCTTTATTATACTCAAACAAGATTTAATACTGCGTTTAGTGGTAAAAGTACTACGGATTTAAGCGAAGGTACAAACCTTTATTATACCGATGCACGTGCAAGGGCTGCAATAAGCGGTACTTTGCCAATTAGTGTAACGAGCGGAGTAGTAAGCATAAGCCAGGCGGGCGGCGCAAGCGATGGCTATTTAAGTAGCACCGATTGGACTACCTTTAATAACAAGCAATCGGCTCTTAACGGCACCGGCTTTGTAAAGATTAGCGGCACTACTATAAGCTACGACAACAATACATATTTAACAACTATAAGCGGCATAGCTGCGGGCGGTGAGTTAAGCGGTACTTATGCTAACCCTACGCTAGTTAATAGCGCGGTGACGGGTAAGATTTTAACCGGACTTAATTTAGTAGGAGGCGGCACCATTGCCGACACGGATAGTATTTTGGGTGCGTTTGGTAAGGTGCAAAATCAAATTAGTGCTTTAGTTGGTGGCGTTATGTACGAGGGTACTTGGAATGCATCAACAAACACACCTACTATTGTTAGTAGCGTAGGATCTAAAGGCGACTATTATATAGTTGCAACGGCGGGCAGTACAAACATAAACGGCATTACAAGTTGGAATATAGGTGACTGGATAATATTTAACGGCACGACCTGGGATAAGGTAGACAACACCGACGCGGTTAGTTCGGTTAACGGATACACCGGCGCAGTAAGTTTAGTTACTAATGATATTGCAGAAAGCACAAACTTATATTTTACAAACGCTAGAGCGATAGGATCAACGTTAACCGGTTACACAAGCGGTTCGGGTGTGGTGGCTGCAACGGATACAATCTTGCAAGCAATACAAAAGCTTAACGGAAATGTAAGCGGCTTAGTTACCGGCGTAAGTTCAGTCTTTGGACGCACCGGCGCGGTTGTTGCTACAAGCGGTGATTATAATACAAGCCAAGTAACGGAGAACACAAATTTATATTATACCGAAGGACGCGTAAGCGCCAACACGGACGTAGCTGCTAACACGGCGGCAAGGCACGCGGCGGTTACCATAGGCACGGCAAATGGTTTAAGCTTAAGCACGCAAGCTTTAAGTTTAGCGGCTGCAAGTACAAGCGCAACGGGTGCCTTAACTAGCACCGATTGGAATACTTTTAACAACAAGTTAAGCACGGCTACGGCTGCGTCTACTTATGTGCCTTATACCGGTGCAACGGGTAATGTAACCCTAGGCACAAATAGTTTAACTGCGGGAGTTGGTAGCTTTGCATCAAGTGGTAGTGGTGATAGTTTTACTATTAACCATTCAAGCGGTAGCGGCATTGCTTTAAATATTACCAAAGGCGGTAACGGCGAAGGTCTTTATATAAACAAAACAAGTGGTAGTGGTAACGCTGCAACTATTATAGGTACTTTAAATGCAACTACTTTAGTTAAGAATGGCGGTACCTCAAGTCAGTTTTTAAAAGCAGATGGATCGGTAGACTCAAGCACTTACTTAACTACAAGCGCAGCATCAAGTACTTACTTGCCTTTAGCGGGTGGAACTTTGACGGGTGCGCTAAGTGGTACAAGTGCTACCTTTAGTGGTAATATGGCTATTGGTGGAAGCACAATTACTGATGGTAATATGCTTAATGTTATTGGTAATCAATCAAGCGTTAATGTAGGTATTGTATTAAATAATACAAATACAACACACGCAAGAAGATACGCTTTAATTAATGTAAATGGAAACTTTAATATTTTTGATTATAATGCAAGTTCCGATAGGCTTTCAATATCTTCTACCGGTGCTGCTACATTTTCAAGTAGTGTAAGTGCAACAACTGCTTTATTAAATTCTACATCTAATCAACTTGTTTTACAAAATACTGCTGGTGGTAGTAATGCTGAAAAAGTTGGCTTATTTATGACTGATGGTGATACTTTTAAATTACTTTCTTTAAACGATAATAATACAACAAGAGTAGATAATATATTAGTTGCTAATGTTATAAGTGGTAACGTTGGAATCGGAACGAGTGCGCCTACTAATGCATTACATCTAGTTAATGCAAATCATTATCAATTTAAGATTCAAGATAATGATGCATCTATGTTATTTGGAGCAGATGATGGTATTATGATTGGTATTGAAATGGCAAATAGTGCCGGTGCAACTTGGTTTATAGGCCCTCATGATCCCGGTAGCAGCGGCATTCAAGATAGATTAACAATAGGTAGATTATCGGGTACTTGGTCATATCCGGCAAAATTTTCATCAGGTGGAAATTTAACTATTTTAGGAACATTAACACAAAACGCATCCGATATTAGATTAAAAGATAATATTGTAAATATACCTAATGCTCTTAATAAAATTTTATCTTTAAATGGTTTTATTTTTAATTGGAATGAATTAGCATCTAGTTTAGGGCCATACTCTACCGATATTAAACAAGTTGGTGTATCAGCACAAGAAATACAATTAGTTCTACCCGAGGCAGTATTTTTGGCACCTTTTGACGTTGATAGTTTTGATGATAATAAATCAAAAAGTGGGGAAACTTATTTAACAGTTCAATATGATAAAATAATACCATTGCTAATTGAGGGTATTAAAGAGCAACAAGCTTTAATAATTGAATTAACACAAAAAGTAAACGCATTAGAAAATAAATAATTATATTTGTAAAAACAAATTTTATGTTACAATTAAACGAGCAACACTTAGCAGACTTAAAGGCCTTCATTAACAAGATTCCTACCGAGTTTGGCCTACCTTTATTAACTTTCTTTGGTCAGCTTGAGCAAGAGCAAAAGCCTAAAGAAGAGCCTAAAAACGAAGACTAAAAATGACACAAGATAGCAGCCAAGCTTTAATCAATACCGGCGTATCAATGACCGCCGCGACTTTGTCAGTAACACAAGCGCAACCTTTTGTGACTTTAGTGGCCGGTTTGGTTGCTATCATTTCCGGTTTTATGGCGATCCGTTATTACTACAACGCCACTAAAAAAGTAAAAGATGAAATTCCTAAATAGTATTTACGGATCATGGCTTAAGCTTGCCCTTACGGCAATACTTACCATGGTCATAAGTAAGGGTAATATTTACGAGGTAACCTTAGAAGAGTGCATAAGCGCTGCGGTTATATCTATTTTACCTATTATCATTAACTGGTTAAATCCACACGATCCGCGCTATGGCACCAAAAAGTAAGCTTTTACTTATATACCTAGCAATCCTAGCATTGCTTATTTTAGCTGCGTGCAACCCATTACGTAAGGCCGAGCGCTTAGTTTTAAATAATAGAGACGCTAGCAATAGAGTCTTTAACACTTTGGCCCTGGAGCGTCCATGCGCAAACGATACTATGATAGTAACGTTAAGCGACACCACAATTTTACAAGACACAATTTTTGATTATAAGCGCGACACTATTAACAATGTTATAACATTAACCGAGAAAGGCAAGACGATTGTCAAGACTATTAAGGTTGTAGACATCAAGACCGCGTATGTGCAAGATATGCGCATGGTAGCGATTCTAAGCGATAGCGTGCGATTCTACAAGCTTTTATATCAAGCCGAACATAAGTACAAGAAAAAGGCCGAGAGCCGTTTTTGGTGGCTTATAATTGCAATAGTGGGTATATTAATTTTAAAACGTTATGTATGGTCATTTCTCAACACGTTACCTTAGGCGAACTAATTAGATCCGAAACGGCAAAGCGCAACGGCATATCTAACATGCCAACGCCGGAGCATATTGAAAATTTAAAGGCATTGTGCGAGCATATCTTTGAGCCTATCCGCGCCGAGTTTCGCGTGCCTATTTATATAAGCAGCGGTTATAGATCCAAGGCTTTGAATAATATAGTAAAAGGCAGCGCTACAAGTCAGCATTGCAAAGGCGAAGCGCTTGACCTAGACATGGACGCACATAGTCACGCCATTACCAATAAAGATATATTTGACTTTATTGTAGCAAAGCTACCATTTGACCAGGTGATTAATGAGTTTAACTATTCCTGGATACATGTTAGCTATAAAAAGAACGGCCCACAAAGAGGTCAAATCTTGCGAGCCGTTAAGAATAATAGCGGGGGAACTATTTACTTATAGTGTGTAAAATCGTAGCGTGATTCCTACCCAAGTATCTTGAAATTTCAGTAGGTCGGTAGCCGTTTAAGTAAGCATTTTTTACATAAGCGTCGCGTTGGTCAACAACCTCTTGCAAGCGTCTACGTTGGCTTATGTACTTAAAAGACGTGTTATTATCAATAAAGTATTTTTCGCTCCATACATCAATCGTAACATTTGGCTTTTTAGCCCTTGTTAGTACTCGGTCAACGTGAACTATCTTTTCTACAAATACTGGTTGTAGTCTAGGCTCAAGCATAACCTCAATACGTTTTAGTGCGTGTTCGTCGCAGCCGGTATAAAGCTTAATATATTTAAGAATTTCCTTCATTGTTAATTTTTACCTCGTTAAACAATCCAAGCAATTCGCTTGCTTCTACCCAGCTTTTAAAAGCCTTAAAACTATCTTCGTCGTTTTGCAATAAATGCGTAAGCTTGCCTACAATATCAATTTTTTCTATGATTGTTAGGTCTTGCCATTGTTGATGATTTGCCATAATTAAAACATTTTTTCTAAGATGATTATTAAATGATTGTATGTAGTGAATTGCCTTCTAAGTACTTTGCAAAAAATAAAATTTTCTTGCGTGTCTACTTTAAATTCCATAACGTCGCCAACCATAGGAGGTATGTCCGTTGGGTGTTCTAAGTGCGTGCAATTACTATCTGCATCGTAAAGCTGGTAATTTATTTTAGTCATAATTTTAGTTTTAGCGACCTTGCCAAGTAGTAGCGTTGCCGCTTATACCGCCTTCGGTCTTATGGTTATTTAATATTTTTTCGTCGTTTGCTTCGTCCTCTTCGTCTTCCCAGTCGCAATGATCGCGACACTCCGGACAAATATCAATTTCGGGCATACGGCTATAAGCGCCGCAACAAGTAGAGTAAGCCATGGTTATAAGTTTTTTAATTTAGATAAAAGGGTTGCAGTTAAATACAACGTGATTGCTAGTGGGATTGACACTACTATAAAGTATGTCAGTTCGTAAATAAAAATTAAATAATTTTTCATAAGTTTTGCATTATGGCGGTTACTAATAGCGCAAAGCATACGATAATAAACGCATACATAGGCTTGATACTTTCTTGAGCGTAACGCTCGTTGGCTTTTTGTTGTGGACTTTTTAACTTGTTCATGTTATTGGTTTTGATTATGAAATCAAAGCTATAACAAACAATTGTAATAAAAAAATATTTTTAATATATTTTTTTAAAATGACTTAAAGTAAAGTCTTTTTTGTTTTGTACCATACCAAAAATACGCTCTTCAATGCCGCCCGCAGTAAATATCCAGTAGACTTTAGACGCCTCGGTGCGGTCTTTGGTTTGCATCCTGGCTCTTGATTGCCAATAACTTACGGCCGAAAAATCTATATTATACATAACTAAGGCCTCGGCGGTGCTTAAGTTTATACCCTCCCGCCCGCTTTGTATTTGACTTATAAAGACTGCGTCGCCCGATGCCTCGTTAAAAGCCATAGGATCCTCAATAATACGGCCCGCAAAGTGTACCCTTAGCTGCATACCCTCGGCAATATACTTATAAAATATAGCTATCTTTTGCCCTTTAAAACGCTCTTTAATAAACTTAGCCTTTGTATCGTCAAACATGATAGCGTTGCCATCTTCGGTCTTAACCGATCCGCTACAAATTTGGTGTATCTTTTGCATTTCCTTAACCGAGGTATCCGCCAGGATAACTTGCCCGTCCTTAGTTTTAAATAGCTTATCTTTTTTAATCTTGTCTACGGCCCACTTAACCTTGTCCGACATAGGTACGTAAAGTATAACCTCTTGAACTAAAGACTCAAAGCCGGCCTCTTGTTGTGTATAGGTAAGCATTAAATGCTGGATGTCACTTTGGATGCGCTCTTGCTTTACATGCGTATAGTCCGGCACTTGCATATTATATAAGAACTTTGTCTTAGGAATGCCGTACTCTTTATGCCAGGCGTAAAAGTTTTTAAATTCTACAAACGGACTAAAGCTACTTATAAAAAATTGATGGTAAAACTGCGCGTATGTTTCGGGCGATGGCGTGCCGCTTAAGTAAACTACCGGCTTGCCTATGCATATCTTTTTTAAATCCGTTACCCGATTGCTCGGCTTTGGAAATTGTCCTAAAGCGTGCGCTTCGTCAACTATAATAAAATCGTACTGGTGTTCAATCTTATGTAAGCTTTCATAGTTTATAACAAGTAAATCGTATAAACAATTAGACTGCTTAAAATCATCTTCAATGCTGCTAATAGCTTTTTTCTTTGTAACAAATAAAACCTTTTTAGCGCCATATAAACTAGCAATATGCAAGCTTGTTATAGTCTTACCAGTACGTACTTGCATCGCCAAATATACTAGCTTAAATTCCTTAAGTATATTTATGGCTTTCTCCGCAATGTCAACTTGGTAGTCTCTTAGTTGCATGAATTTTTCTAATTTTATTTGACTTATATGGGATAAATATGTATCAAAAAGTGCGTTTTTTGAAACTTTTGACACTTATTCGTACGAATATATGTTACTTTAATACATAAAAAGGTAACAACAAGAGTTTATAATTTCCGTAATTGTCGCAGTATTGCTACGTAATTTGTCAAGTTTTACCTTTACTTTATGCGTATTTATCCGTATTTATACGCATATTGATACGATAAAAGATAAGGCCGGCATACCCGTAATTACTAAAACTTTTTACCGGCCTTTTGCCTAATCATATTTAATTGGTCAAAGGCAATCCAATGTTATATTAAGCCGTCTTGTAGCGGCTCGTCCTCTTTTTGATCCACACGCCTATAACCCTCCCTCCATAAAATGCGTGTAAGCATAACGGAGTTTTTAACTATGGTAGCCTCCGAGTTGCGTGGATATTGTAAGTGCAAAATTTCATGTATTAAAATCTCAAGGTGCTTTTTACCCTTTAGACGTTCATCAATTTCAATAACACCATCGCTACTGGCAAGGCCATGCGCTTGTTCTCTACCCAGCTTGCGATATATTATTTTAATCTTAAGCATCCTTTTTTAATTCTATTTCGTCAAGCCTATCTATTTGGTCACTAGGTGTAAATATGATTTGACCGCCGCGCACCTTAGCAAGATAACGTCTTATTTCAATTTCAATACTATGCACCTCGGCTAGCTTATTAGTAAGCCAGGTTTCTTGTTCGGATATTTTCATTTTGTTAAATAACTTTGGTAGTCTCATACTCTAGTTGAATTAATAGGTCAATGTAATG